ATCAAAGGTTTTACCATTTCCACTTGCTCATTAGTCATTCTGCCCAATAACTCCACACCACTCTCTGACAAATGCAATACCCAGGGACTGACTCTGGCGCTGCGTATGTCATGCACTGCTCTGGATGCACTAACTATACGAAAGTATTCCTGCCAATCACATTCGTTTTCCACACTCCACTCTGCCAGATACTTAATAGTACGCTCCAGAGCTCGCATGCCGGGTTCTTTCTTTACGAATTCCAACAAGTATTCATCATAGATTTTGTCCTTGCACCAATCCTGTAGTTTCTTGCCCTCTCGAATTAACCATTCTGCAAACTTTTCAGGTTCCATGTATTCATTTAAAATACAGGATCTGCCAAATTTCGTAAAACCCTCATAATACTGGCTGCGAATAAAATCTTCCTGTGTTTTGGGTTTTGTGCTATTTGTGTTGATCTCATAAAATATCTGGAATGTGCGATGAGCCAATCTAACATGAGTCATATCCTTGTCAGCCCATCGTCTTTTTCTGGGACACATATGGGCACTCAGAGTTCTTTCTGTTCTAAAACTCTTTTCACACCACTTACATGTCAGCTCATCACTCATTTAAATAACTCTTTGATCTCCTTGTCGGTCATTCCATTTTCCAAAGCAAGTTCCCTAAGCTCTGTCTTATCATTTAATTCCATGATCAAATCTATCTCATCTGATTTTGCCAGGGGATACATCTCACTTAACCATTCTGCTATACGATTCTTCTTTTTGCGGCTAGTGGGAGGTTTGATATAGGGATGAAATTCTTTTTTTCCTGAACCACACAGAGTAAACAATAACCATTGTAACTCTGGATGTTTGCTAAGATCTGAGAAGTTTTTGTTCACACACTCATTTACCATGAACAGATAACTTGCGGCATTGTTGCCCTGCACACTGCTGGCATACCTCATCATCATCCATGCACTAAATGCCTTAATCTGCTCGTCATTAAGACCGTCATACCAATCACGACGCTTTCGGTCGATAGCAAGCATTACATCAGCCAATGGTATCTGTGGCTTTTTAGCCATCATGCATCTCCCATGTACTGTCTGATGTATATCTATAGCTAGCAACAAAAGTATATTTGTCCCACTGGTGGGGGTCAATCATACTCAGCATGTAGTGACTACCAGTGTGATATAAGTGATAAATTTTTCCCACCTTGGGTATAAAATTATAGTGACTATTATACACTAAGTCTGTGTGTTTTGCAAGTGATATTAAACGATCATATTCAGCATTAATTTGCCTGAGTTTTTCCTGGAAAAAACTACTAGCCGCTACCCCGCGTTCGGACTTTATTAAATCAGAATTCGATAATGTAATAGCAGGGGAACTACTTGTTAAACCGTAGGGAAGCAGATTAGGCTTTGAGGTGTCATCCAATGAGATCACCAACATTTAGATCGCACACTTTATTTGCTTCCTTAACAAAGAATGCGCATTTGGGATTATCACCACTTTCCAGTGGTATACTCAGGATGTGCCCATTTTTAAGCTTGGGAAAGTACCACACAATATCCTGAAATATGTTAGTAATTTGTATGTCCAATGACTCCAACTTCGAAGTATGAAATGGATTGAGTGCCACAGCTTTAAAACCTCGGTTATTCAGACTCGCCAATGGCAATACCTCAACACTTGTAAAATCCTCATCGCAAATCATTATGCTCCAATCCATGGGCATTTGTATTTCAAACTTACCAATTTTTAAGCAAATTGCCGGTGCATGGAAACTTTCTAAAAAGATCAGTGGTAACCAAAAATAATCTACATCTTCACGATCTGTAGCATCCAGAACACAGTATCTGATATCATCTATTTGTTCAGGTACAGTATCTAATTCGTAGCTAGTATTATCTACAGTTAGTATTTTCATTTATACTCCAATTTGGTCAAGTTATATTTAAATTCTTTTTCAGCATAGAACGCCTTACGCTTGGTAAGATGTCGCTTGCTGTACTTGAGGTCTGAGGTTATGTCATATACTGCTACATAGTCCTTGTCCTCAGCCTTACGGATGCCTCTGCCGATACTCTGGATCACTCTGACAAATGATTTACCAGGCTCGATCATTACGAGATTGAAGATCCTGGGTATGTTGATACCCACAGCAGCTACGCCATATGTCGCAACAATAACCTTGTTATTGGTCTCTGATACTTCGTCATACTCGTCCTGACGATCTGCGGTCTTCATCTTGCCACTCACAAACACCCAGTCAGGGTTTAGATCTTTGAACATATCACCAGTTGCAATGCGATCAATTAGCACCAATGTGTTTCCACTACCTGATATTGATTTTATCATGTTACTTATTTCGCTGATACGAGCCGGGTCAGTTGTGAGCCACTTGAGTTCCTGAGCATAGCCAGCAAATCCCAAGGGCGCGTCTTTCATCTGGAATATGTTGATGTCTAACTTGGCTAGCACACCCATGTCCTGTAACTCTTTGCTGGACAGTGATCCTATGACTGGTCCCAGTGCGCTGGTAACACCAGTTGCCTCATGCTCGTCCTTGGGCACTGTGCCAGTGAGTCCCCAGCGTAGGGGTACGTTTCTGAACATGCCGCTCAGTTGGTCACGCAATACATCTGCCTTGGCTTTGTGTACCTCATCCACCATGATGAGCACTACATCCTCCACAAACTCGTCTATGGGCACCTCAGCCTCGCCTTTCTTGGTAGCCTTCTCTAACACTGCCAAACTCTGCCAGGTACATATGGTGTGCGTTTTACCAAACTCTTTACGGTCTCCAAAGTACACACCCACATCCAGGCCCATGTTTTTATAGTCACGTTCTGTCTGTGTAACCAAATCCTTGTTGGGCACAATAACCATGCTACGACCCAGGTGCTCTACCTTCTGACTCAGCACTGCTGTGATTAATGTCTTACCAGCACCAGTAGCAATCTCTTGCAGACATTGTGGGTTGTCCAGGAAGCGGTTGATTGCAGCTACCTGATAGTCTCTGAGTATAATGGGTTCCCCAGCCGCTGGGTGTCGCTTGGGCCACATCACATGGTCATATGATGTCTGGCTAACGTGTTCAAATTCCAAGTTGTGTGGTGTTCTGTGATCTTCTATTTCAAGCTCATAGCCTGCTTCCACTACTATGGGTAACAGTTTTTCCAATAACTGAAAGTATGTACGCCCAGCCACATCACAAAAACTCACCTTGCCATTCCAACGGCCTAGTTTGTATGCAGGCATATACATGGCGTGGGGCAGAAAGAATTCTACCGCAGCATTTAGTTTGCGTCTAGTTTTGGGATCAACATCTTTAAAATGGACATTGACTTCGTCTTTTATCACTAGGGTGCATTTCATAATTTATTATAACACGTGGTTATTGAGTTCGTCAAGATAACGAAAATAAAAAAACCCCCTGTACCGGCTCGGCCAGGGGGGAGTATGGGCGCCTGCCTGGGCAGGACTGTAGGAGTTATGCGCCCAGCCTCTTCATGCATGTTGCTTCAGTAAGTTCTTTCCAGGTATCTGGAGACATTTTACGCAAGTCTGCGACCTTGAGCACCATGCGAAGCGAAATCTCCCTGAGACGCTTGGCATTTATCACCATAAAGTCAATGATCTCCTTGTTAGCCTCATCGCCAAACTCATACTCGTCGAGCATGCCGTCCCTGACAATTTGATTAATGCGCAAAAAACGATCACGTTCTGAGTCCATCTCCAGGTCAATGTAGTGACATCGTGACATCAGTGCCGCCAAGTGGTCCTTGATCTTCTTAGATCGAACATTCTCAAAGTTAACGTTGGTAATAAACACAACACCTGCTCTGAACTCAAAGCGATCTGGGATGCCTTCACGGCGCAGTGTGCTGGACTCTGCCTTCCAGGTAATGGTACGTTTCTTGCCTGAGTCCAGGACTGCCTTGAGCATGTTCAGACATACTTCGTCAAACAACACTGAGTCACAGTCATCAAACACTAAAATGTTACCAGCACTAGAGTTATGATACAGAGTCTGGAACAAGCCAATGGGAGTCATCGAACCCTTTACAATTTCTGTGCGAGTGCCTTCGCCTGATAGTTTAGACATTGCGTCATACTCGTCAAGCACCTTCTCAACACCAAACGACTTACCTACGCCAGGAGGGCCTGACACAATCAAGCCACGCACCACGCCGTTAGCCACAGCGTCTGACATATCGTCCAGAATCTTAAAGCGGCCCGCGATACGGTCCATGGCTTCAGCATCAGTTTCCTCTGGTTGTTCTGGTGTTTCGACAACTCCAGTATACTCCACGTCACGCTCGTCGTCCAGCATAACTCGCAAATTTCGATTTGGAAAACCCAGGGGCTCACCATCCACAGTCACAAATAAGCCCTTGTTGCCTTTGCTTACGGGCTTGACGAGCTCAAACACAGTGTTGACAACAGGCTTCCTGGCGTAAACACCCCTTTTAATTACTATCTTAGACATATGGCCTCCTACAGCACTTGTCGTTTCTTTAACCTACACATATATGATAACACATTCTGGGGATATGTCAACCCCTGAATTAAAAGTTTGCTACAGTACCAGTGTTGATGTCACGCATTTCAAGTACCACATATGGACACTCTACAGACATGGTTACACTACCTGCCCATTTGCAAGCATCTTCCCAGTTTACAAAACCCATCTTCTCTGTGGTGTTCATGCCCTCTAGGTTGCCATTGAGGTGGTACTTGGTGATCTCTACCTGAGTTGAATTTTGCATGTTCTCTCCGTTTCTTTAACCTACACATATATAATAGCACATTTCTGTGATCTGTCAAGCCTGTAAGTTATTGATTTCCTTGAAGATGTGATAATACTTGGAATAATTACCTGGGGGGCGGGGTCTATTCCCCCGTCCGTTTTCCCAGGATATATTGATATTAACACAAATCCTGAGATTGTCAAGTCTTTTTAACTAATGACTATGTCTTCCATGCCTGCTGTTCTGAGGCGAGTGATGTGACCGATTTGCCACTGTTTGGTATCCAGGCCCTTCATGATACCCAGGTACTTGTTGCGAAGCATACTGAACTGATTGCATAGCTCTGTCAGTGAGATCACACTGTCCTCACCATCCACGAACTTATCTGCGTCGCGACTAGTGAGCTGCCTGTTATAGGACTCTAAATATGTGCGGAATACTTTACTGCGCTCTTTGCGTAATTTTATGTTGAGGTGCTCCAGGATAGCTTCTATCTCCTGGAGCTGATTAAAACGTTGTTCAGTGATGCCTGGGAGGGCAGCCGAGAGTCGCTCCAGGCTGCCTTTTATACCACATTCGTATTTGGCTTCCTCGAGTTCATTCTCGAAGTAGTCTATACATGGCACAATGTTAGATAAATCATCAACTATCTTGTTGTACCAGGTACTCATGTGTTATTCCCATTCATCGTCTGTGTCGTCTGTGTCATCATCATCGTCATAATCACCAAAATGACTAACAATGGCAGCTTTCATGATTTTATCAAACTCATTGACATCAGTTACAATATCTTCGATATCTGATCCATCATCAAAACAGCGAAGCAAGGCCTCAGCAAGTTCCACACTGGCGTTTTTAGGCGCGTGTAGTTTTACTGTGGTCCATACTTCATGCAGTAGTGCTACTTCAGGACTCATCTGCGTATTCCTCTGTGACTGGTTCTAAATCAAGTTCAGTGGGGTCAACGTCCTCTGGCTCAGTGTTGTCAACCATGGGATTTTGTCCCCACTCATCTATAATTACCTGAAGTTTATCTGAAGTCCAGCCTTTCCTGAACTCTTTGATAACTTCACCTGTCACTGGAGATACATACGCCAGTTTGTTTCCTTCCTTGACTAGGATACCACGAGCTTCACACATATCCATCAGGCCACTGAATGGATCCATGCCACGCTCATATGGAATCTTAATCTGCACTCCTTCAAAAGGCTTGCTATAGCGGGTCTTCATTACTTTACAGGCTGAACGGATACCATGTACCTGAGAAGTTTTATTTCCTGACTCGTCTTCCTTGAGCTTGAGTTTCTTCATTGCTACAACAATACTTGATGCGTAAATAAAACCTTGTCCGCCTGAGATCTTGTCATCAGGGTCGAACATATCTTGTGACGCATAGGTGTGATTGGTTGCTACAATTCCCACTGGGAAGGGTGCAAGTTGGTTAACCATGTTACGAACCAAACTTGTGAGTGCTTTGGGCTTACGGCCCATGTCACCCTTCATGTCACCCTTCTGGAACTGATCAACGTCAGTGGGCGTTAACAACATACCCAGGCTGTCAATCACAAACAAAACCTTGGGCATCTCTGAGTATTCCAGATCGCCGTACTTGGATTTGTAGTCTTTCATGAACTCACTTAGTGTCTTGGCAACATCATCAATCATGCTCACAAGAATTTTAAGTAGTTTCTCAGGACTGGTGTCAACATCCAATGCTTGTAGCCAGTCCTCATCCAGAGCGTTCTCTGAATCAAACAGTACTACCTGACACCCAATGTCCTGAGCGTTTTTGACAATGTTACCCGAACAAATAAACGACTTGCCTGAGCCGGACTCTCCGGCAAATACGCTTACCTTTCCCAAGGGGATACCCTTGTTAAAATCTCCTGAAATAAGATAGTTCAGGGTATGATTGCCTGTGCTAACCCAATCTTGTGGGTCATGGAACCCCGCACTGATGCCACTAATGCTCTTAGTCACACCCGTGCGGAACTTACTTAGGTCAAATGGTTTCTGCATTGTTTACTCCTTATGCTTCTTTCTGACGGTTACGAATCATGTTCAGAATGTCATCTGCTGATTGCTTACCATCTGCTACTGGCTCTGCTTGAGCAGGTGCTGGGGCAGGTGTTTCTGCCACTGGCTCTGCTTGTGCTGGAGCGGGTGCTGGAGTAGTTGCTTCAGCCACTGGTGCTGGCGCAGTTGCTACTGGAGCAGTAGTTTTCTGCTGTGCTGTCTGACCTGGTGCTGGTGC